TTCTCACCATGGCTTGCTCCCTTCTCTCCACCAGCAATCCTTGCTGCCATAGCGGCAACAGTAGGATCTTCACCAAACTCATGAATCTTACCATCCTTCTTGCAATATTTAATAGAAGCAATCAAATTTTTGCAAACCTCCAAATGTGCTCTTTTACCAATAATACCAGCGACACGCTTTAAACCAAAGCGGGTTGCAAAACAAACAGTTCCCTGCAAATGAGGAGTGCCACTTTCACCAATTTCTTCACCAAAAACAAGATATCGCATTTGTCCTCCAAGTACCAAGAATTGCGCTTCAATCAATTGCATTTCGTGTTGGGTATAATTGTTTATAGTAAAGCACCAATTTTGTCCTCGTAAACTTTCTGGTTCTTGCGAAATAATGGGGGGATTGGGCATAAGCGACTCGTTCTTACTAAGATCAATCAAAGTTGTAACCATAGCATGTTCGTCGCTTTGACTAAGTGAACCCAAGGTAGTGCCCAAGGCACGTGAAGTGCTAGGAACAACCACACAAGAAGAACAACTATCGTGGCGTTTAGGCGGGGGGCTAGTCGAGAGAGAAGGTGACACAAGCCAGACATCGTCGTCGTCACTTCTATTCCCATTTGAATCTCCATCACTTTCCATTTGATTTGTGAGGAGGTTTGTTGGTGTGCCACGTGGCATAAAGGAAGATTCATGAACATTCATGAACATTCTTTTTCACGTTCATGGTGCAACAAGTTTACATAAATTGGTATAAAGTACACACGTCCAGTCCAATGGTAAGTACGTGTCCAGACCAGCCAGACCAGCCAGACCAGCCAGACCAATTTTTCGCCTGCGGCGGGCTTTTCTGGGCCTGCGGCCGGCTTCATCCTTGTTCTGTTCGCTTCGCTCACAGAACAGACATGATTGAAGCCTCGAAAAGCCCAAGGAGATTTGGGACAGCAAAGCCGACAAGCGGCCCAAGGACAGGCGGAGGAATCGATATCATGCATATGGCAAATACTAAACTATGCACTCCATCTACCACCAGAGGCGGACCCACCCAATCGGGCGCGGAGGGGGGGGGTCTAGTAATAGTAGGAACATTCATGAAGATTCGCGAATCTTCCCGGAACGTTCTTAGACCCCCCCTCCACAAAAACCCGATGGACCCAGAGGACATTAGGCCCATAAATAGAGGGAGAGACTATGCGTCCAGACGCATGCGCCTTCGACGCGGTCGATTCAACGAGGATGGAACGTTTTCACGATTCATCCACTCAGGGGACGGTTCACGCGAAGCCGCGGAGATTAGGGCAGCCGTGGAAGCGGAGGCCGCCTACAACAGACGAATAGAAGCAGAGGTCCGTTGGGCGGAACGTCAAGAAGCATTATATGACTTACGCCAACTACGAGCGCGCGAACCAGGTGATTATACCTGGAACGGCTATCGTTGGATTAAGTCAGTAAACCGGAGACACGTAAAGAGACGACGTTATTCTGATTAATTAGCTACCGCAACTGATTACTTATTCTTATTCCCTAACCCTAGCTAACCCTAACCCTAACCCTAGTTATGGATAATACCTTAACCCTACTAAATTAAATATGACATATTATATGAGCTAATATACAGATAAATTTTAAACCAAATTATAATTTAGATTTATCCTAAAGAACCACCAACACCATATTTAATACGCTTATTCTCTCCCACATCGAACTGTTCACGCTTACTGCCTGGTATTATATGAGCATATATATAGTTACTCTTAACTTACATCCCACGTTGAGCTAAAGTCTGAGCCATAGCTGTGTACTCCGGTGCAATCACTCCATCAGATCCAATAACAGCTACCTGTGGATGTTCGGCCACATATCTTACGACCGCAGCGCTATTTTTTGTTGAAAACGTTCGTACCTTACCATCGCCAATTGCCATAACACGTCCGCGAATTGGGACCTTAACCAATCTTTGGATATTTGTAGTGTCGGGAACAAGCTTGTAACCCACAGCTCGCTTTCGACAAGGTCTAAGAGCTTTGCGATACTTACGATAAGCTGGTCTACGAGAGCTATAGCTTCGTCGCACATACGCTCTTCGCATTGGACGGCGGTATCCGTATCTTCTTGCAAACCCATATGCCATTATTTGTGATTTTCAAGAATGTTCCCGGAATATTCCTGCAGTTCACAAATGTGTGATTGTGGAACTGCTGCATCTCGCAAAATTGGTCGTTATATCGATAAGGGTATTGCTGCACTGGGCGGTGAGGATAACCTTAGAGGAGCTTGGAATGTAGGTAAACAAGTATTCAAAGGTTTTAAAAAGTTCACAGGAAGAGGGGATTATAGCATTGTAGGGAATTCTTTAATGGAAAGCGCTTTGGCTGGAATCGCTGATCCAGCTGTTATGTCTTCTGGCAGAGCCACACGTGTAACCCACAAGGAATACATAGGGGAAGTTACCACGCACCCATCTAATAGTCAATTGTTTAATGGACAAACTTTTGAATTAAACCCAGGTAACATGATTACATTTCCATGGTTATCCACGATCGCTCTTCAATATGAACAATACATTCCAATGGGTATTGTGGTGGAGTTTATTAGTAGCGCTACGGATACAACCACAAGCGCAAGTTTAGGAACTGTAACCATGGCTACAGAATACAACGTTACCACCACGAATTATACTTCTAAACGAGAGATGATGCAATCGGCTTATTCAAGTGATAGCAAGTTAACCAATGATCAAATGCATGGTATCGAATGCGCTCCGTCTGAATTACAACGCAAAGTATTTTACGTTCGTAACTTCAACCCACCGGCGGATTATCCATCCAATGGAAGCAGCAAAGCAGACTATGATATGGGTAAAACCACAGTAGCTGTAAGTGGTAGTGGTTTAGAAGAGGGCTCTTCCGTTGGATCATTGTACATCCATTATGATTTTATCTTTATTAAGCCTCAACCATATGGAGGTTTGCAAGGAATGGGGATTATCCAAATGGGATGGAAATCTGACATTACCCTTTCTGACATTTCCTTCTCTTTGGATTTAATTGATATGGAACAAACGACGGGGCCAGATTTACAAATTCAGATTGGTTCAATTTATGATGATGGGGCGCACGCAACTGTAGCAGGCAACGGAATTACATTTCCAGCAAACTTACAAGGAGCACAATTCCATGTGGAAATGATGTATTCTCAAGTATTGCACTACGTAGCTGTAGCGGTTGGTAACCAGACTCTAACTTGTACTGGTTGTAAACTAATTAAGGTTAATGATTTCCCAAACGAAGCTGAGTTCGCTGCCATGCCTGGATCTTGGTTGATTGGTGAAAACCCTGATCAATATCTAAATATGCTAGCTCCAAGAGCGGTTACGGGACAAACAGCAAACACTGGTTCAGGATATTGTTCATTTGATGTTAAACTAGATGAACAACTAACGATTCCTGCATCTTTGGATTTTGATATTTCAGGCGATGCGGATCATAGATGGGGTTTCTTTCCAGCAACGTTTGATGCAGATGGAGAGCTCTACATTAAGATTACTATGACAGGGCCAGCGCAATTTGATCGACCACAAGAATAAAACTTTTATTATAATATAATTTTAATCTTCTTCATCTTCTTTCATTTCAAACGGAACAGGGCTCTTGCTTCTCATAGTTCTAGATCTTGTTAAACGTGGCGGTGGTGGTGGTGGTGGTTGTTCTTGGTGCTCGCGGTAACGTGGGGTATCTGGAACAACTGGTGCGCCAACCAAAACAGGATTATCCATTGGCCCAAGATCAATACTTGCTGCAGCCGCATGACACTGGCTTGGTGTAACAAACAACTCATTGTTTGGTTCTTCAAAAGCTTTACGCTTAAACTCAACAACTACATCAATATCCTCTTGACTCATAGGTTTATCCAATGGTAGGTGGCCCTTAACAGGTCGAGTTCCCGGATAAACAACAGCAGGCTTTCCAATTTCATGAACAATAGTGGTTGGTCCATCAACAAATTCTTGCGTGGCTCCAAGAACAACATCTGGCACTTCTTCAACAACAGGAACAATTGGAGTACTAGGTGGCGCATTGAAAGTCATAGCACTACCGTTTGGCACTCTTGAATCCATGTCAGAATTATCCAACACAGGCAACTGTCTCCCAGCTAAATCCCCAGTTTTGTTTTCACCAATAACCCACCGATCAAATCTTCTTCTCATTGGTAAAAAATCCATCATATTTGGAAATACCTGTTGCATCTCGTAATTGCTGGTGACAATAATTAATCTTGGGCGAATAGTCATCATAGATCCTTTTTGCTCTGCTTGAAAAGGATAATGATCAGCCCAATTTCGTAATTTCAAATAAGGCGCACATTCCGGGGTTAAATCATCCAACAAAACAACATCTTCTTGAGTATAACCATCCCACCACTTGTTAAAACTCTTGATATAACAATTAGGATACTTCTCCCGAACAAAATAACTCTTGCCAGAACCAGCAGCACCAACAATCCACATATGTTTACTTTCCGTAGGCTCCATATTTCTAAACGTAGCTTGCTTCCAATTAAATGCTTGAATCAAACCCTTTGGACAACTAATCTGAATCTGGTGATCAATAAGATGAAACTGACCGCTAACCGCCAACTCATAAGCTTCATTCCATCTATTTTTTTCTTTAACACCACCTTTAACTCCGTGACTTGCACCTTTCTCACCATGGCTTGCTCCCTTCTCTCCACCAGCAATCCTTGCTGCCATAGCGGCAACAGTAGGATCTTCACCAAACTCATGAATCTTACCATCCTTCTTGCAATATTTAATAGAAGCAA